CATAAACTAAAAGTGGGGGGCTGGGAAACTAGCCCCTCTACGTACATCTAAAGGGCATCAATATGGCTACTACATATCTTACACTTGTTAATGAATTACTGCGTAGATTAAATGAAGTTACTCTAGATACTGCAGGTGATGGTTTTACAACTGTACGTAATGTACAAGCTTTAGCGAAAGATGCAATCAATAATAGTATTAGACTCATTGTTCAAACTGGACAAGAGTTTCCTTTTTTAAAAACAACAGAAACACAAACACTTACTGCAGGTACTAGGCAGTATAGTTTTCCTGCTGATTACTCTAGCACAGACTGGGACACATTTTATCTTAAAAAATTAACTTCTAAAGATAATGCCCCTGTGAGATTAAGACCAATCAGTTATGATGACTATATTCAAAACCACAGAAATATTGATGACACAGGTAATCAAACAGACGGAGATAGTGCTCCAGTATACGTATACCAAACACTAGAAGAAAAGTTTGGTGTGACTCCTGTACCAGATGCAGCATACGAAGTAGAATACATCTACTGGTCTTTTCCCAGCGACTTAACTAATTTTAACGACACCTCAGTTATACCTGATAGGTTTAACCACGTTGTTATTGATGGCGCTATGATGTTTATGATGCGCTTTCGTAGCAACGAACAAAGTGCTGCTATGCATCAAAACAACTTTGATCAAGGCATAAAACAAATGCGTAGAGTTTTAGTTGACGATCCACTTGTTATAAGGTCAACAGTATTAACAAGAACAAACACAAGTACGTTTGGGAGATTTATTTAACAATGGCAGATAATCTAGCCTCGTTTAAGATATTCTGTCAGGGTGGGCTAAACACTAGTAGAGATGTTTTATCCCAAGGTGAAACTGCACCTGGATCTGCTATAAAACTTACCAACTATGAACCTTCTGTTACTGGTGGTTATCGTAAGATAAACGGATTTAGTAATGATTTTGGAACGGTAACAGGCACAGGAAATGTTCTTGGAGTATGTGTAGCCAATGGTATTAATGATGGCATACTAGCTTGTAGAACTCCCTCTAGCGGTAATAATTATTTACATAAATGGAATAACTCTACAAGTGCGTGGGATGCTATAACTACCTCTGGATCACCTACCATGTCAGGTGTAACAAAAGTTAGATTTACTAAATATAATTTTGGTAGTCCAAAGGTAATACTTACAGATGGTGTAAATCCTGCAGCTACATATGACGGTTCAACATACACTCAAATAACACATGCTAGTGCTCCTGACGATCCTAAAGTATCTGCTGTATTTCAAAACCACATGTTTTTAGCAGGTGACCCTAACGAGGATACAAATCTGTATTTTAGTGCTCCTTTAGCAGAGACAGACTTTAGTGCTGCTAATGGCTCTGGTGTAATAAATGTAGGTTATCCTATAGTAGCTATAAAGACATTTCGTAATGCTTTGTTTATTTTTGGCAGTAACAACATTCGTAAGCTTGTTGGTAATAATATTTCTAATTTCGTATTAGAAACTGTTACAGATAATCTTGGATGTTTAGCTACAGATAGCGTTATAGAAATAGGTGGAGACTTATTATTTCTTTCACAGGATGGTTTACGTCCTATTTCAGGTACAGATAAAATTGGTGATGTAAATTTAGAAACAGTATCAAAAGACATTCAATCAGTTTTTACAGATGTTGTTTTTGATATTGACTTAGATGGTTTAAACGCTGTTGTTATCAGAGGTAAAACACAATTTAGATATTTCTTTGCTGCTGCTGATACGCAAGGTGTTATAGGTGGATTTAGACAAACACCTAATGGGCTACAGTTTGAGTATGGACAATTATTAGGTATTACAGCTACCTGTGCAGACAGTGGTTACATAGGACAAAACGAATTTGTATTACATGGAGATAGTACAGGCAAAGTTTATAGACAAGAAAAAGGTAATAGCTTTGGAGGAAGCGATATATTCAGTGCTTTTCAAACTCCTTACTTGTACATGCAAGATCCAGAGCAACGTAAAATATTTTATACTATAGCAACTTATTTACGTTCTGAAGGTGATAATGAAATATTAATGTCAGCAGTATATGATTACGAAGATGTAAATGTATTAAACCCCAATGACTTTACAATAAGTAATACAAATGCTGCTGCTTATTATAACGAAGCTGCGTATGCTGCTGCTGATGCTACTAGTGGTGCTGTTTACGATGGTAGTCCTGCGCCTATACGAAGAACAAACGTGTCAGGATCAGGAAAATCAGTTTCAGTAAGATATGTTACAAATGACACAAAACCGTCACACAGTATACAAGGTTTAGTAATTACATTTGGGGTAGGAGATAGGTTATAACATGGCAGGTTATTCAAGACAATCCGCATCAACTATACAGCCTAATGAGGTCATTAAAGCTGCACCAGTAAACGCAGAGTATAACGCAATACGAGATGCGTTTGCTTTGTCTGGCGGTCACAAACATGACGGTAGTTCTACTGAAGGTGCGTTCGTACCTATCATAGCTGATACTGATGCTTTAAACAAAATAGCGGTAGATACTAGTAACAATAGACATGGGGTGTTTGTTGAGGTTTCTTCTTCAGCAGTTGAACAGATTAGGTTTCAAGACGGTGTAATTGTACCTGTAACAGATAATGATATAGACTTAGGCACGAGTTCTGTAGAGTTTAAAGATTTATATCTGGATGGTACAGCTACGGTAGATACACTTCAAGTAGATGAGAACGCCACAGTAACAGGCAACCTTTCTGTAAATGGAAACACTACACTTGGTAATGCAGCTACAGATACAGTTACGGTAACTGCTGATATTGCCTCTGCTCTTCTACCTTCTGCAGATGACACACATGACTTGGGTGCTACAGGTTCTGAGTGGCGTGATTTATACATAGATGGGCAAGCTAACATAGATACTCTTGCTGTTGATGCAAATGCTACGGTAGCAGGTACACTTGTAGTGACAGGAGCTACGACACTAAACGGTGGTCTTGTTATGGACTCAGATAAGTTTACCGTTGCGGATACAAGTGGTAATACTTCTATTGGGGGTACTCTTACAGTTGCAGGTGCAACTACATTAGCTGCTACATCTTTTGGTGATGCAAACATTACTAATGTAGGAGACATAGCGTTAGACAGTATTAGTGCAGATGGTAGCACAATTACTATTACTGGTAACACTACGTTTGCTGATGGCTCTTTTGATTTCAATATAGCATCTCACGATGGTACAAATGGACTTGCTCTTGGTGGTACGGTAGTAACTGCTACTGCTGCAGAATTAAATATCTTAGATGGGGTGACTGCAACTACTGCTGAACTTAATATTATGGATGGTGTTACAGCCACTACTGCAGAGTTAAATATACTTGATGGGGTAACTTCAACAGCAGCAGAGTTAAATATATTAGATGGTGTTACTGCCACTGCTGCAGAGCTTAATACACTAGACGGCATCACAGCAGTCGTTGGCGAACTTAATGCACTAGACTTAGGAAGCACTGCAGTTGGTACAGCCATAGCATCTAAAGCTGTAGTATTAGACTCTAATAAAGACTACACAGGTATTCGTAACTTTACAATAACAGGCAACTTGACTGTAGGGGGTACTACCACAGTTGTAGATACTGTTACTATGAATGCACAGAATGCTGTGGTATTTGAAGGTGCTACTGCTGATGATCACGAAACTACACTTACTATTGTAGATCCTACAGCAGATCGCACAATCAATTTACCAAATCAAAGTGGTACTATTCCTGTACTAGCTGCAGTAAGTGCTACTCAAATTAGTGCCACACCTGAAGAGTTAAACATCATGGATGGTGGTACGTCTGCTACATCGACTACACTTGCAGATGCAGATAGAGTTGTAGTTAATGATGCAGGAACTATGAAGCAGGTAGCTCTTACTGACTTTGAGACATACTTTGAGTCAGCACTTGATACTTTATCAAATGTAACTACAGTAGGTGCTCTAAATAGTGGTAGTATCTCAAGTGGATTTGGGGCTATAGATAATGGCTCATCTGCAATTACTACAACAGGTACTGTAACTTATGGCAGTCTATCAGATGGAACTATAACTATCACAGGCTTTGTTGATGAAGATGATATGTCTTCCAACAGCGCAACATTAATTCCTACACAACAATCTGTAGAAGCTCGTATACAAGCTGTAAATGCAACTGCTAATAATGTAACAGGTCTTAATGCTACAGGTGCAGAGCTTAATACTGTAGCAGACGTATCAGCAATTAGTCCTGACACTTCTACAGCAATAGCAAACAATGATGCAATACTTATGTTTGATAATTCAGCTACAGGATTAAAATATTTTGATGTTGATTTATTAGATACTTATTTTTCTGCTACTACAAAAACTTTAACAAACAAAACACTTACCAGTCCTGTTGTAACAGGATTACATTTTAATGATGCAGGTTTTACTGTAGAGGGATCTAGTGCTGATGGCAATGAAACCACTGTATCTTTTACTAATCCAACAGCAGATAGAACAATCACATTCCCTGATGCTACAGGTACGATTGCTTTACTAGCAAGCCCCACTTTTACAGGGACACTAACTGCTCCTACAATAAATGCATCAACTGCTTTACAAATAGGTGGAGTAGCAGTAACATCTACAGCAGCAGAATTAAACATACTTGATGGCGTTACATCCACAGCAGCAGAATTAAACATACTTGATGGCGTTACATCCACAGCAGCAGAGTTAAATATATTAGATGGTGTAACAGCAACTACTGCAGAATTAAATCATGTAGACGGTGTAACCTCTGCAATACAAACACAATTAGACGCTAAGGCATCAACTGGTAAGGCGATTGCAATGGCAATGGTATTTGGATAATAAAGGAGTTTTTAAATGGCAAATCCAAATGTAGTAGCAGTCACTAGTATTCTAGCTAAAACAGTGCTAGATGCTGATGTTGCTGCAAGCGCAGTTACGTTATTAACGTGTGCATCAGATAAATTATGTAAAATTAATTCGTTAATTATAGCTAACATAGATGGGACTAATGCTGCTGATATAGATGTGTTTATTACACGATCTAGTGCAGATCATTATATAGCTAAAGGTGTTACAGTTGCAGCAGGAAGTACATTGTTGCCAATTGATAAAAACATGGGGTTGTATTTAAATGAAAGCGATATACTAAAAATACAAGCAAGTGCAGCAGGAGATTTGTCTGCTGTTCTTTCATACGAAGAAATAGATGACGCTTAATAGAAAGTAGCTTAATGAAAGCTTTTGGTAATATTGCAAAGGACAGCGAAGTCAGGGCAGTAGCTTCTGGTGCTTTACCTAATGGTAAACCTGTTATTGTTAATGCTGATGGAACTGTAAGTGTTGTTGCAGGATCTGATACTACTTTTGGATCAGCTAATCAGTTTGAATCTGGAAACATAAGCAAGCCAAGATCTGCTTATGATACTACTAATAATAGAGTAGTTATAGCTTATGCAGATTTAGGTAATAGTTTTTTTGGGACGGCTGTAGTTGGCACTGTTTCTGGCACAAGTATTTCTTTTGGAACCCCTGTTGTATTTAATAGTGCTCAAAGTAACGGCAGTATGAGTATTGTTTTTGATGATAATGCAGGTAAGGTTGTAATTTCATATCAGGACGGTGGAACTAATACTGGAGAGTCTGTAGTTGGGACTGTTGATTCTTCAGATAATTCTATAAGTTTTGGATCTACGGCTAGTTTTATAGGTAATGATTTTAACTCATTAGTTGCAGCGTATGACACTAACTCAAACAAAGTATTTCTAGTTTGCAGAGATCAAACTATTTCAAACAAAACTGTTGGCACAGTCGGCACTGTTTCTGGGACTAGCATTTCTTTTGGAAGTAATCTGAAAATAACTGATTCTGTATCTGGGAGCAACCGTATAAATGTTGTTTTTGACAGTAATGCTAACAAGTTTTTGGTTGTTTATCCCGACAGTGGAGATAGTAACAAAGGAAAATCTACGGTTGCAACAATTGCAAATTCATCAGCCACAACTGCTACTTACGGTAGTGAAGTTACTTTCCATGATGCAGGTACAGATCGTATTGGAATATCTTTTGATAGCGATACAAACAAAATACTAGTTGTTTATGAGGATGAATCAGACAGTAACAAAGGTAAAGCGGTTGTTGGAACAATCTCAGGAACAAGTGTTAGCTATGGTTCTGAAGTAGAAATTGGAAACTCTTCTGCTACTTTGACTGAAATTGGATCAGTGTATGATACAAATTTAGATGCTCATATAATTACATTCCGTCCAAACTCAGCAACACGAACACTTGAAACTATTGCTGCACAAGTATCAGGAACAACTGCAACATTCTCTAGTTCAGTTTCTTTAACAAATTTCGTATCAGATGAGTTGGCCTTTCCAGTATTTGATCCAGATACCAATAAAGTTATACTAGCGTATGGTGATGAAAATGATAGTGACAAAGGTAAAGCAGTAGTATTGACTCCTGGACTTGGATCAAACATTACCTCAGAAAACTTCATAGGCTTTTCAAACGGTGCATACGCAACTACTCAGAGTGCAAAAATAAACACAACTAACACAATTGACAGAAATCAAAGCGGTCTTACAGCAGGACAAACACATTTTGTGCAAGCAGATGGCACGCTTGGAACAACAGCAGATAGTCCTTCAGTAACAGCAGGAACTGCTATATCATCTACAGAAATAATAGTGAAAGGTTAAAAAATGAAAACTATTGTAGAAACATCAACTAAGTTAAGCAAGTACCTCCTTGCAGATGATGTAACAATAACAGAAACAGCAGATAATATTACCGTGGGTAATCCTGCTCAGTTTATTATAGCTGATCTTAATAGCACAACAGTTACAATCACAGAAAATATAACCAACGCACCTAGTGATTGGATAGGTAATAAGTACAAATTTGATGGCACAACTTGGTCAGCTAACCCTGATTGGGTAGACCCTGATGAGGATGACGGAGAGTAACAATAATGCTGCGTGTCATAGGCAACGATCAGAATTTACCAAGACAAGAACATGCCATAGCTAGTGGTACTTTACCTAATGGCAAGGCTGTAATTGTAAATACTGACGGTACTGTTAGTGTTGCTGCTTCTACTGGTGGCGCACCAAGCGCAGGTACTCCTGTTATTTTTAGAGACTCTGATACTAGCTATGTAGCTTCTGCTTATGATACTACCAATAATAAAGTTGTCATAGCCTATATGCGTACTAGCACAGGTTATGCAGTTGTTGGCACAGTAAGTGGCACATCAATAAGTTTTGGTAGTGAGGCTGCATTTGAAAGTGGAAATAGTGAATATTTTCAAATGGCTTTTGATCCCGACACTGGGAAAGTTGTAATAGGCTACCAGGACCGAAGTAATTCTGATTTTGGAACGGCTGTGGTAGGAACTGTAAGCGGAACAAGCATTAGCTTTGGTACGCCCGTAGTTTTTAATAGTGGGTTTACTATTTATACTTCAGTTGTTTATGATACTAATGCTGATAAAATAGTCATTGCTTACAGAGATGTTGCCAATTCAAGCGCAGGAACTGCGATAGTTGGAACTGTTAGTGGAACAAGCATTTCGTTCGGCTCAGAGGCTACATTTGAAAGCGGAGAAACAAATTTCGTATCAGCAGTATTTGATAGCACTAACAATAAAGTTGTAATAGCCTATCAAGACGCAGGTGATTCCAATAAAGGTAAAGCCGTTGTTGGAACTGTGAGTAGCACATCAATAAGCTTTGGAAGTATTGCTGAGTTTGAGGCTGGAGATACTCAACAAATAGCTACCGCATATGATTCAAATGCAGGTAAAGTAGTTATAGTTTATGCAGATCATGGTAACTCTGGCCACGGTACTGCAATTGTGGGTACAGTGTCAGGTACGAGTATAAGTTTTGGAACTGCTGTAGTTTTTTTAGAAGCTGAAGCTGCTCGTACAGGTATGACGTATGACTCAGATGCTCAAAAGGTTGTAATAGTATATAATGATGCAGGTAATTCAAACGCAGGTACAGCGGTTGTAGGAACAGTAAGTGGTACTAGTATTTCTCTTAGTGCGCCTGTTGTTTTTGAGAGCGGAGGTACAGCGCATTTGCATGGTGGGGTTGTATATGATCCAGATCAACAAAAAGTTGTAACTTCTTACCAAGATGGATCAAATGGTTCAAAAGGCACTTCTGCTGTCATAACAACAAGTGGCCCAAACCTCACCTCAGAAAACTACATAGGCATAGCTCGTAGCGGTGCAGCAGATGGTGCAGGAGCCATTATAGACACGCAAGGTGCAATAGCTGATAATCTATCTAGTCTTACAGCAGGGCAAAGCTACTTCGTTCAAACAGATGGTACACTAGGTACAACGGCTGATGATCCTAGCGTTTTTGCAGGAACGGCTG